CGAGTGCAAAACTCCCGCTCTATCCAAGTTACTTACTACGATACAGTTTTTTAGTCTGTATTTGTTACTGTTAATGCTGTTGTAGCATATGTATCAACAACGCCAGCAGCTGACACTGTCATTACAACGTGTTGACCAGCTGTTGAAACTGCACCAGATGAAGTTGTGACGCGCCAAATAATGTCGCCAACTTTAACTAATGAAGCTACGCTATTGAAATAACCTGATGTATCAACTGTTGCAGCAGCATCAGTAGTGGTATAACTCCAAACTTGAGGAGCATTACCAGCTTTTGATTGACCGCCAATGGGTTGAAACCCTGTGCTTGAAAATGCCATAGTATTATCTCCTTAGATTAAGATTCACGGCAAGTGAGTTGAACGATACCCTCAGCATCAATTGTTGTTGCTGTAGCAGAGAAAATAGCATTCACAAGGAATGATGTTTTTTCTGGAACATAATTGATTTCTGTGCGAGGAGCGATACCTTCAGCATAACCAACAGCGTCTGTATGGAATGCAAAGATTGTTCTGTCTAAAGAACCATCAATTGCTAAACCACCTTCTGCACGATCACCTAATACATGGAATGTGAAACCTAAGAATGTATTGATTTCACCAGCTACAAGAGCTTTAACTGTATTAAAGTCAGATGATGTTACTGCTGTTTCTGAAAGTAATGATGCTAAGTTGTTACCATGCAATACAATGTGACGACCTTGTGGTGGTACATTGTTTTTGTCCAATAGACGTTTAGCTTCACGTAGTTTAGCTACGCTTAGGTTAGAGTCTGTTGCGCCAATGTCGTTAGACACTGTTAATGATGTTGATGAAGCAGCAAGTGCGTCAAGAACCATTTGATCTTGTCTACGACCAATAGCGTTAGCAACAACTTGTACTAACTCTTGGCGTTCGTCAAAATTAACTTTTTGTTGCATGAAAATGTCTGAATACTCAGCTGCATTCCAGTCTGCTAATGTAGCAGTTACTTGACTCCAGCCAACATTCAATGGTGTTACATCTGTTTGTGGGATTCTTAAAGTAGCAACACCTTTGCCTACTTTAGGAAATTTTACTACTGAGCCTTCAACACCGCGTCTTTGTCTAACAGCACCAACTAATTCTGCCTTACCTTGGTAAGCCTGTTTAACTTCGGCATCAAAGAGCGTTACAAAAGCGCTTGATAATCCAATTGCCATGTTATTCTCCTAGAATTGATAAAAAATTTAAGTTTATCGCTTTGGTTAGCCAGGAAATCTGGGCCAGTGCTTGCTATTTACGATAGCCAAACGACAAGACGACTTGCGTGAAGGGTTGCGAATGCAATTAGCCTTGTATGGTTTTTAGCATATTTTACAAATTTATGCAAGCATTTTGCGTTTTAGGCAAAAAAAGACCCACCGAAGTGGGTCAAAAACAACTACGGAGTCTTACTATGAACCAAATGACGCTTGGAACATTCTTTCTACTTTAGAACGATAAGCTGGATCCGTCTTATATTTTGGATCTCCTACCATAGCATATAGTTCATCTTTAGATGGTGCGCCAGAAACTGGAGCGCTATCTGTAGGTACACGACCTTCATAAGATGATCTAAGCTTTTCTAAGGCAGCAATACCTTTTGCAGTACCACCCATGACTTTAAATTCCTCAAAGTCATCTTTACCCCAAATACCTTTGTTTACTAGACCACTAGCCCATTTAACCATGCCATTAATACGAGCATCAGCATTAGGACCTAATGCTTTCTTTTCTTGCTCTAGGTTAATAGATTGACTTGTTTGTGCTTCAAAACCCATTTCAACAACTTTACTTACTAAATTGTCTAAAGCGCCTTGACTTACACCATATTCCTTAGCCCATGATAATACGTGATTACGTACTGGATCTTCTGCTGGAATATCTTTGAATGCGGCTAAATCATAGTTACCATCTGCTGGTGCTTTATGTTTGCCTTGTGAGATTTGCTTACGTAGATCAGTCCAAGATTTAGCAATAGCCTCTAAGTCTGGTTCTGCATCATCTTTTTTCCAGAAATTCTCTGGCCACCAATCAGGTCTCTCTAATGGAGAGTCATCTTCTTTGGGATCAAGATGTGAGATTTCAGTCTTGGATGTATCTGCTGCTTGTGTTTCTGTTTCTGGTGATGCATTGTCGAGTAAGCCAGTAGGTTCTTGTACATCTGAACCACTAGGCTCGATTGAGTCATCTATCATTACATTTTCCTTGCTCTAATTAACCTTGCTTCTAAATCTCTTACCATGCTATTCTGACCTTCTCGGTAGTAAGCATAACTAGAATCGCTCCCAGGCAAGGCAACTGGTTGCTCTAAAACTGTTTGACGTAACCACGCCATTAATTTCTGTCCATCTTCATTGCCTAATACTCTTAATGCTAATCTATCTAAATCTTCTCTTGCTTGGCTTACATCTCTAACATCTAATGGTAACTGATTTTCTAAATCTTCCCATCCAGCCATTACATTCCCCCTTGTTTAACCATTTGCTTTGCAGCTTCTGGTATAACTTCTGGCGCTTGTTGTGCTACTTGTTGTGCAGCTTGAGCCATTTGTTGTTGCATCATCATACGTTCTTCTTGAGTATTACGTATCTTTTGTGGGATACCTAGTTTCTCAGCAATGTAATCCATCATAGCATCGGTTTTCAATGTCATTTGAGCTTGTGGTCCAGCTTGTTGTACAATTTGAGCATATTGTAATACGCTTTGTACATCTTCCATGCTTTGAGCCATAGCTAATGGTGCTACTGCTGACACTTTAATCTCAAGTCCATTAACTTTAAGAGGCAAATCAATAAGGCCGCGTTGATCCATAACTCTTAAAATCTTAGTAACTAATGGTATCATCGTTTCATTTATCAGTCTACCAAAAGCAGAGCCTAAGTTTTGTGATAACTCTTTCATTCTTTCTACAACTTCTGTAGCAGAACGAGCAGACATATTATCTGGTGGTAATGATTCATCTAAAAGAATACGCTTAATGCTTAGACGTAGATCATTCATAATAATTTGTGATACATTAAAATCACCAGCACGTGGCAATGGTTTCAATGACTCACCTTGTGGACCACCATTACGTGCCACAGGAATTATTGCACCAGGAATAATCTTAACTGTATTAGGATTCAATACGCCATCATCTGCTGCTGTATAAACACCAGCAATAGCAAGTGAAGCATTCTTGAGTAATAACTCTAATGTCTTATTAAGTGTTTTAATATCTGGCAATGCAGTGATTAACGGACCACGACCATAGATCTCACCAGCTACTTTTGCATAGCGTGATACAATCCAAGGGCTTTCATCCATGCGTCTATATACAATTTCAGTCTTAGATTCTTTATGAATAACGTGATAACAGAAATCACCACGCTTTTGATCTAATACTGTAGCTTCAATAAACTCTAAATCATCTGTTGGCTTTTGGTCAATCTTTTTTTGTAAAGCTTCTGGTATGTCTGCATCTGGCCATTGACGCATAATAGACTCGCCTTTAAGACGCATACGTCTATATACATTGTCTACTTGACCATTAGCGCCTTCTTCAAATGATACTAAGAATTGTGGTACAGGAATGAAATTAAGTGGATTAATATCATCACCTGGTTGTACCATCATGACAGCAGTACCTACTGATAGATCAAGTAAGAACTCACCAATAGCAATATCAAAGTTAGATTGTTTTAAAGAAGCAAATAGTTTATCTGAGTAAATATCTAATGCTGCTTGTGCTTCTTCTTTACGTTCTTCAGGAATATCTGGTCCTGGTTCTAAGCGACACCATTTACGTTGTGGTGGGAATATGCCAGATTGCATACGATTAGCAAATCGTTGTGTAGAGTTAATGGCTGTAGAATCAAATACACGATTCATTTTCTTTTGACCACTTACTTTACCTTCATAATATCCATCATAAAGATTACGTTGTGGTAACGCAAACTCATAACATTCTTCGTATAAAGATCTAAAGTCCTCTTTTTTAGTGAGAGCTTTATCGTGTCGTTTTAAAACATCCTCTGCGGATAATCTCATCATTTCAGCCATAATTTTCCTATTCGTACCATTCAATCATTAAATGAGCCATATGTGCCTGGCCACTTGTATTTGTTAATCTAAATAAATATGTTGTTAGTGGAGATAATACATATTGAAATGAATATGCATTAGCACCTCCAGCTTGACCACCAGAACCACCAAAACCAGTGGATGTTGCACCAGCAAGAACAGCAGCAGAAACATCAGCAGCCTATAAAAAAGCTAGACGCGGTAGATCATCTGGACTTATGGCATCTACAACACCAGACACACTTGGTACAGATACTACATTAGGAGCATCGTAATGAAAAAAGATAAGATGCAAGCTAAAGTACATAAAGTTATGAAAGAATGGAAAGAAGGTACGCTTCATTCTGGAAAAGGCGGTAAAGTAGTTAAATCACAAAAGCAAGCTGTTGCTATTGCAATGAGCGAAGCTGGCATGGCTAAGAAGAAATAACATGGAAGATAGATCATGTCCGTTGCCAACGCAAGATGTTACTGCTAATTTAAAAAATCGTAACTATGCATTTGAACATTTTGGTTATGGTCCACCAAATCCAGCAGAACCTAATAAAGTTTTTTGGCTTAAAAAAGCTATTATGTATAATGTCACTGAGCAAGAAGCTCAAACAATGCGCTGTGGTAATTGTTCTGCATTTATACAAACTACTCAAATGCTTGAATGTATTAAGCAAGGATTAGAAAAATCTGCTGATATGGAAGGTGGATATGATGAAGAAATGATTGCATCTGCTAATTTAGGCTTTTGCGAATTATTTGCTTTTAAGTGTGCAGCAGAACGAACATGTGATGCATGGTTAGTAGGTGGCCCAATGGATGATGCACGTTATGAAGAAGTAGATAAAGAACTTGAGATGCGTGATAATAGCGAGCAAGATTAATGGCTATAACTGTATTAAGAGAATCAGATAATACAAAATCAATATTTGTTACGCCAACATACATTGACAAAGATGGCAATCAACTTGTAGCTGGATCTGAAAAACCATTTGCAGTCGCAGATGTTAATCATGTGAGACTGCATGAAGGTCGTGCATTTTATGTATATGATTTGCATGGATCATCAAATAAATTAGCAAATGATGCAAACATGGATATAGCTATTGCATGGGCTACTGGTAAAACACCGCATTTAGTTTTTAATGTAAATTGTGGTGGTGATGCAGAATTTAGAATTTATGAAAATGCTGTTGTAACTGGTGGAACTTCATTTACAGCTATTAATAGATATAGATCATCTGCTAATGTAAGTGCAAGTGCTGCTCTTATTGATCCAACAGTTACATCTACAGGAACTGCATTAACTGGATCATTTCTTGCTGGAGGATCTGGTGGTCAAGCTGGAGGTGCTAATGCATATTCATTTCAATATGTATT